ACTTGATATGGGTGGCATGGAAAAAGATTACAGACAAGATGGGGGCTTTGTTCCTATCGGTCGAAAAGAAAAAGCTGACGACGTTCCGGCAAGACTCAGTAAAAATGAATTCGTCTTTACCGCAGATGCAGTTAGAGCTGCTGGTGGCGGGGACATCGATCAAGGTGCACAACGAATGTACAACGTCATGAAAAATTTAGAAGCGGGCGGACAGATCTCGCAACAATCACAAGGAAAAAGATAATGGCAACAAGCGATGCTTTAAATTTTTATGCAAATCCTCCAGCAGCTGATCAAGGCTGGTTGAATCCCTATGGTCAGGGACTTGCAAGTTTAGCAACTCAGCAATTAGGAAAGCCGATTGATATCGGAGCAATTACTCCGGGTGTCGCAGGACCTGGCGCCTTTAGTCAAGCTCAACAACAAGTCACGGCTGACATGGGTGGACTCGGATCCATTCAACGAGATGCCACAGGACAAATTTCAGGATTTACGGGGGGAACCGGGATTGCTTCCTTCCAACCGTATTTACAAAGTATTAAAGATAAAGGTTTACTTGAGCCTACAGGCTACCAAGCCTATATGTCACCGTATCAACAAGATGTCATTGACAAGACCCTGGCAGAATTCGATAAACAAGCCGCCGTTGGAAAATTGGGCTTGGGAAAAACAGCCTCAGATGCAGGAGCTTTTGGAGGAGCTCGGCATGGCATAGCCCAGGCTGAATATCAATCGGGATCGGATATTAATCGAGCGCTCTTAGATTATCAGATGCGAAACCAAGGCTTTGGTCAAGGAATAGCCGGTCAACAACAAGCACTAGAAAATATTTCTGGTATGGCAAGTATGGTTCCTCAACTTCAATCCGGACTCGGTCAACAGTTTGGAGCGATGGGGGCACAGGAAAATCAATATGCTCAAGCTTTGCTTAATGCTCAAGCATTGGCAGGACAACAAGCGTTGAACCTACCGATGGCACGAATTGGACAAGCCGCTAACATTTTTGGAACGGTGGCTGGAAAAGTTCCAGGCGCACCGACACCTTCTTTCCCAACGGATCCAAGACTGGCAGGGATTGGAGCTTTCACCGGGGCGGGTCAAACGCTACAAGATTTATTGGGGGCAAGAACGTAATGTATAATAGAGTTTTAAATAGACCGATGTTCAAACGCGGTGGAGATGTCATGGACGCTCAGGGTACGGGGATTACGTCCGGCTTAGATACACCTAGACAACGATATGAATTCGGAGAAGAAGTAGAAAAATTAAGTGAAACGATTCGAGTGACTCCTGAACAACGAAGAAGTAATGCATTAGATGCTATTACCAGTGGCTTCTTGCATCCTAAAGCTAGAACCATGGGAGAAGCCCTTTACTACACGAACGCAGCAAGAAAATCAGGGATCGAGCCGCTAGAAGCTACGGTGTCAGAACGTAAATTTGAACTCGACAAACTTCCATTGGAAAAAACCATGGCAGAAGATGTGGCTAGAGCAGGCATTCCAGAAAGTGCTACTCGAACTCGAGCTAATATTTTAAATCAAGCCATCCTTAAAAGAAAACAATGGGAATCGAAAAATCCACAAGGAGATTATCGAACGTCTCCAGAGTATAGTGACTATGAAAATCAAATCATCATTGCTACTCAGGGAAAAACAACCACTCTCGGAGAAGCACGAGCGACAGCACTCGAACTCATGTTAACAGATGAGAAGTTTGCTAAAATTTATAGAGGTTCCATTATGTTACCTGAAGGCGAGATGAAGGAAAAATTAAAAAAACAAGTAGCTGAAGCTTTAAAAAGAACGGTGGATTATTTAATGAGTGTTCAAGCCAAAGCGCATGGAGGCCGAATAGGTTATCAACTCGGCGTCGGACCCAATGTCATGGAAGAACAAGTGACCGACACAGTACAAACGCCAGGCGAAACGGTTCAAGCAACAGAACAAGTGGAAGAAGTGCTTCCTAAAAGTGATACTTCTTCTATACCCGGTCAAGATCCTTACAAATTATTAAGAGCCAGACTCCCTCAGGAAATTACCGATGATGTCGTAAGACTGATTGCTTATAATCCAGAAGCCTTTAAAGATTTTGCAGGCATTGAAAGTCAAGAAGATGTCATGTTATTCAATCAAAAGTACGGAGTAGAACTCATTCTTCCTACTGAACAAGCCTAGGAGGGCCTATGGGACTTCTAGATACTCTTAAAAATTATAGAGACAAATATCAAGACTGGGAAAATAAAGGTAGAATAGAGGCAGGCCTTAAGCCTCTTAAATTTAGTAGAGACGAAAAAGCCTGGGAGACAGAGGCAAGGCTTTTACACGATCTTCCGATTGAATTAAGTCCGGATACTGAAAGTAAAATTTTTAGCCTTAGTGATGAGGCTCAAAAAGATGTTGAACGTTATCGTCATCTTTTTAAAAACAGTCCTAAAATTGTTGAGATGTATGTTGATAAACTCAGCACTGCTTCTAGTCAAGAAGAGCTTATCGAAGCCAATGAATTTTTAAAAAGTCGAAAGAACATAAGCCTTCACGCTGATAAAAAAGATTGGGAGAGATGGCAAGATCTGACCTTCTACGGCAAACAACGTTGGGATATGATCTATCGTCCTGAAACTAAAGAAGGCAAAAAAGCTTTTAGAAAATTTCGAAGTATTCCTATCGTTCAACTGGCAACGGGTGTTTCTGTTGGAACCTATAATGCGTTAGCGGGAACCGCGGAACTGGCCGCTGCTCTCTCTGATGTTAGTGGACTTAGCGATGACATGATTGGGAAAGTAGAAAAAGCTTTACCCGCTATTGATTTAATGGATGTCTATGGAGATTCCAGAGGATCCATTGCCAAGATGACTTCAGTCCTGGTTCAATATGGATTAGGCTTTGGAGTCGCTCGACAAGTTGCTAAAAAATTAATTAAGAAAGTAGCGAAGACCAAACTAGGAACGGAAGCCGCTAAGAAAGCATCCTCGGTTTCTTTACTCGGTAAAACTCCTTTGGACCTTGCCAGCTTCGGAGGCTACTGGGTTCTTCCCGCAGCTCTCGGAGATGCAACGGTTTCAAGTCAGGCGAACATTACTTTGGGGGATATCTTTGGAGACAAAGAAGCTCAAGGTAAATGGCATAGTCCAATTCGAAGAGCCCTGGCTAATTCTAAACGAGAAAGTCTGGAAGGACTGACCGGCAAGGAACGATCGGCTGCGATCCTAAGAAACAAATTAAAATTTGCTGCAGAAGGGGCTTCTATTTTTGGAGGCATGACTCTGGTCGGACCCTCTCTTAAGCTATCCGCTAAGACAATAGGGCATGGATTAAGAGGAGTGGTAGATCCTGCCATCACTGCACCGATCAAACTTTTAACTTGGGAAACTAAGAATCCTATTTCTATTTACAATCCTTGGAAGACTTATGGAAATGCAGAATCCAAGTATGCTTTTAAAAGATGGCTAGCTAAAGATTATGTCATGCTACCTAAAAAGCATCCTCTACAAAAAATGAATTACAACATTGGTATTCCCCAAGTGTTCAGAAAAACAGGAGCCTTAGCCCAGAAAATAAAAACTAAAATAGGAATTCCTGATTATGCTCACTGGAAGTTTTCTCAGTTTAATCTAAATACTTGGAGAGGAATTGGAAGAGGAATTGAAGCAGCCTACTCACGTATGCAATCTAATTTTAAATTCGGAAGACAATCAGGAACCGCTTTAAGAAATATTGAAACTCAAGTCAGAAGAGTTAAAAAACTAGCAGATGGTTTCATGAAAGATATGGATAGACAAATGTACAAGCTTGCAGAAGTAGGTTTCAAGGACATTGCTATGCAAACTGTTACTTCACAACGAGCGCTCCGCTATTGGGATGATGTTATAAAATTTATGAGAGGAGAAATTAAAGTTGAAGCTCTTCCTAAAGTTTTAAGAACGAATGCACGGATACTAAGAAAAATGGTTGATGACCAAACCGAAGCTCTCCAACCGATCTTAAAAGATAAAAAACTTAAAGAGACATTAGTGAAGAACATGAGAAGCTATCTCCATACCAGCTATCAAATTTTTAGAAATTCTAAATTCACTCCATCCAAACAAGTAATGAATGAGGGCACAGAATATTTTATGAATCTCATAAGACCGGGGTGGAAAAAATTAAATAAAAAGTCTATTGAATATAAAGAACTTTTAGTTAAAGCCCGTTTAAAAGTAGATGAAATTCTAGCGATTGGCAGAAATGAAGGTAGCACACCGGCAACCAGAATAAAAACGATTGCTGATGCTATGGTCGACATTAATGTGCCGGCAAATATCTTCAAAGCCAAAACTATTGTGCCTGATGAAATTGCTCGTCTTTTAGGTCGGGTAGAAAATCCTAAAAATATTATCCTCGAAACCTTGGCTGAACAAGCCCATACTTTGCATTCGTTTAATGCTTATAGAGATCTTGCTAGAATGGGTATGGGTAAATGGTTATGGAAAAATACAGACGAATATGCCAAGTGGGCAGCTAAGAATAATATTATGAATCCCCGTTCAGTTCATGAAGTTATTATTCGTAAGCCTTACAATATAGATTTAGAAAGTATTTTTAAGAATGCAGATGGTTCATCGATGGTAGCCCTTCCTGAAATGGCTAAAGCTATCAGTGATAATAATATTTTAATGGATGCACTTCTTAAACTTCCTTTCATGAAGACGGCGCTTATGATGAAAGCGGGTGTTCAAATGAACAAAACCGTTTTATCGTTAATGACTCAAATGAGAAACATTACGACCGCTTCTCTTTTTGCTTTAGCGAATGGTCATGTAGGAGTTGGCGCATCGGTCGCGGATAACTTTGATATGTTATTCAAAGAATTAATTGGAAAGACTAAGAATCCTAAAGCCTTAAGAGATCTACTCGATGAAGCTTTAGAAGCTGGAGCATTAGACTCTTCTACAATTGTAACTGAACTAGAAAAAATGATCCCGGAAATGATGGGAGGAGCGTCAGTTCAAGGAGCTTTGAAAAAAGGCGTGGGAGAAATTTCAGAAGGATTAGGCAAACGAATAGATATGCCAACGTCTAATAAGTTGGAAAAATATTTAAGTTCAGAGGGAAGAACCAGTGATCAGATCTTTGAATATCTTTTCACTAATAAAGGACTCATTGGTCGAGTCGTTCAAAAGTCGATGGAGGCTTATCAATTAGGGGATAACGTCTGGAAACTTTTTGGTTATCAATTTACCAAGTCTCAACTGAGACCCGCATTTAAAAACTTAGACGATGTTAAAAAATATTTCAGGGAAGTTGAAGGCTATGAATGGAATCCTTATAAAGCTGGCTCTTCAACCGCAGGTACGGGAGGAAGAAATTTAAAAACATTAGAGGATGCACATAAAGAAGTAGCAGGACTTATCGTCAGAGATGTTTATCCTAACTACTCGATGGTACCCCGTGTTGTTCAAAACATCAGAGGATTTCCTTTCGTTGGAAACTTCGTAGGATTTACTTCCGAAATGTGGAGAAACTCTTGGCATATGGTACGACGAGGACTCGCCGAAGTTCAGTCGTCTAATCCCTACATCAGACAAATGGGCGCAAGAAGATTGATAGGATACACAGCAACTGTTGGAACCCTAGGTCCAGTGGCACTTAACCTGGCGCTTGATTTAACAGGTATAAAAAGATCAGAACTCGACGCATGGAAATTATCTTTTGCTCCAGAGTTTATGAGAGCTCACAATATTATTCCAATCACAGGAAAAGATGAAAAAGGGAATTATAAAGGCATTGATTTTGATGCCCAACATCCTTACTCGGATGTCCAAATGCCGTTTGCTATAGTCATGGATAATTTAGCTAAAGGTAAACACACTGATCAAAATAGTATTGGACTGTATGCCGAATCTTTCGGAAAAGCCATTATGCATGCCCTGAAACCATTTACTGGTAAAGCGATTTGGTGGGAAACATTGACTGAAATCCTTCCTAAAAAAGTAGGTCAAGGAGAATTTGCTCAATGGGTTTCCCATAATAAAACGGGAGGCACTTTAGCGAACTGGACGATTGATGATCAATCATTTGAAAAAGTCATGGCTCATGTTTATAAAAAAGTTTTACCCACTACCCTTAAGAGTGCAGAGAAGATTGTTCGGGCGATGCAGGGTCAAGTCACTAGTTATGGAGCGCGAATGAATCCCGAAGAAGAAGTCGCAGCAACAGTGGCAGGAGTACGGGTGGTTAATATCAAACCGCTCCATGATTTTGACTGGAAACAAAATCAATATTTAAGAACTTTAAACAGCACGCGAAAACTTTATTACAGTGATGCTTTAAGAAATAGAGAAAAATTAAGAGGAGATATTGCTTTAATCAAAGAAGGTCATGAACCTGTGTTTATGCCAGAACGTTATAATCATCTTCAACAAAATCGATATCGTTATTGGTCTTTAACCTTTAAGGATATTGAAAATTTAAGGAAGATGGATTACACCGAACAACAAATTGAAGATAGTCTCAAGGGACGAGGAGCTTTTTCTAAAAAAGAAATTGAGTCCTTGATGCTCGGCCTTTACATACCAACTGACATGAAAGAGATCGACATGTCCAAGGATAAAATCTTTGCAAGTTTAATTAAAGATTTAAACAAGGAACTAGGAACCCACTATACGCCTGAAGAAGTCTTTGATGTTACGTTCATGAAACAGATTGAGGAAAAATGGGATCGTATCCCATTGAACTTAAATGAAGTTATGAGAAACTATAACTTTAAGTCTAGTGATATCTTGAGAGAGATGAATGAACTAAAAAAAGAAACAGAGAAGGGAACACTTGAACTTAAACAACTTCCAAAAGATATTAAAAGAGAAAGTGATGAACTCCAAGAACAAATGGACTGGGATATGAAAAAACTTATGGAAGATTTAGAAAAATTAGATCAATCTAACAAGCCTATCGGAACCCCTAATGTTTCGTCCGAAGTAATTGCTTCCCAGCCAGCCCAAAATACTGTAGGTTCTACAGGACTAACAGCTACGGAAACAGCGTGGCTCTCTAATGAAGAGAAGGCCATGAGATTAAAATCAAAGGGATTAGCTTAATGACACCCAAGACGACAAGAGAATCTATTATTAGTTTAAAAGGCCACATCACTGGTCTCAAAAGAGATATGTATAACCTAAAGACAAATGATTTAGCACATATGCATGCAAGTATTGAGAAATTGGGTGGCAAGGTAGATAAGATCTACTGGGTTCTTTTGGCTACGGTGGGGGCTGTGGTCTTACAATTGGTGCAACTAGTGATATGAACGAAAAACTAATCACGGCACTTCTCGCTATTTTATTAGCGCTCGGAGGATGGACATTACAACGTACATTCTCTCTTTCACAAGATATGGTTTTAATTAAAACTAAAGTGGAGATAATAGAAGATGAGATACAGAACTTTAAAAATCTTAAGGGCAAGAAGAAGCGCAAGAGAAAAAAGGAACAAGGAGACTAGATGGATGAAATATTTAGTATCCTCTCTTATAATCACGCTGTTGTGGTTAGCAACCTGCAGTCAAGTTTTAGCTAAAAACGAATATCTAGGTGGCAACTGGCGTAATTGCGAAGCCGGCCACATCGAACCTTACGCACAATACAGTACAGATGATTATGATTATCTAGACAATACCTCTAATGAATACAGACGAGAAGGGTGGGATCTAGGAGTTAGACTTCGTTTTAAATTTGGTCATACCTGTAATAAAAAATTCCGCAAACAACAATCAGATCGTTATGATCTAGAGCAACAAATAGAACTCCTTAAAATTTGTAGAAAATATAGAAATGTAGAGATGGGTCCTCAACTAGAGTTAGTAGCTAAAAGATGTAGAGATATGAAATTCCTAAAAAAAGAAGAGAAAAGAAAACGAACCGACGATGATCTTTTTAATGAGATCATGAAGCAAGAACACAAAAAACAAATGGAGCTAAAGAAAAATGGATCTGAGTAAGAGTAAGCTCATTGTAATCGTACCCATCGTGGTATCTATCCTGGCTGCAACTTTCGGATCTGTTAAATATATTATTAATTTAACAGATACTATTGAGGCAAATAACCAACAAGTGATACTTTTAAACAAAGACATTCAAATAATCTTTGATAAATATGCCCAGGATAAGGAAGAGTTTACAAGAGAGATGTTTAATGTTAATGCTAGGGTAACGGAAGTAAACGCATACTTCAGAGCTTTGGAAGAAATCCTTAGAAAAACCACAGATTCGGTTCGAGACCAACAGTGGGATATCAAGGATCTACAACGTGAAGTCTTAGGAGATTAATGGTTGATAAAATTATGACATTACTGGTGGGACTGCTCATCGCCCTAGGCGGGTGGAGTCTTTCCAGAACGTTTGAGCTCTCTACCATTCAAGCGGTTCAAGAAGATAAAGTTGATAGATTAGAACGTCATGTTGATAAACTTCAAGTGCACCTAGAAAATATGATGCAAAAAGATAAAGAGATTATCGACCAACATAAAAAATTATTTAATATGTTAGAAAATAATGAGTCAACTTCAGGAAGTTATAATTACTAATGAAGCTCGGTCCGGAACAAAACGTTCAGATGCCGATGAAGACGGTCATCTCATTAATCGTCATGGTGGCATTAGGAACCTTCGGCTACTTTCAAATTCAAGAGAAGCTCAACCAACACGACACCCTTCTTCAAATGCATACCAAAGACTTAGATCAAAATTCAGAATTTAGGATAAAATACCCCAGGGGTGAGCTGGGCCAGTCATCAGGAGAATCCGAGCTTTTCATGTTAGTGGAACACATGGCCGGACAAATAACTAAGATAGAAGATGCTATGGGAAACATGATGCACAATGAAGTTAATATTGATCGTTTACAAAAGGACATGGAAAAAGTATTGAGTGATATTGAAAAACTTAAAGATAAACAAAGGTCTTTTGCTAATGGGACTAACACACCTTAAATATATGATCGTATTATTAATTGGAACCTGTATAGGAGTGGCTATTGGGTTCAGTATTTACCACTATTTTTTTATGGATAAATTTAGTTGTTGTGGGGTCTACGGATGATCGAAACAGTCACGGCATTATTATTATTTTTAAACGGCAACATGATCGAGCATGTTTATAAGCCTGATCTAGGCGCCTGTTTAAAATCGAAGCGCATAGCTTCTCGTGAATTAAATCCAGAACGCGTAATTTTTAGCTGTAAAATTATCAAAGCAAAGATTGAAAAGGAACCAGATTCCAAGTATGGTTTTAGAATTGTGAAGGTATTAGATGATTAAAAGAGTAAGTAAAACAACTAAAATAATTTTATTAATTTTATTAATATTGTTCTTCGGATCAGTAGTCGTATTTGGTGAAGATAAAATAGGCCAGGGAGATGTTGTGGACCTAACCGATTCTAAACCTAAAGAAGGCGTAGTCTTTGCTGTCTGTATTTTTGCGGTGGGTGAAGATGGAACCAAGTATTTAGTGGATCACCGTCATGCAGAAAACATGGGTGAATGTATTAAGAAACGTAGAGAAGCAGTTAATAAATATAAAGACCCTAAACACCGAGAGTTAATGGGCGGTACAAGATTTATGTTTATGTGTGATAAGGTCAGAGCTGAAGTTGAAATATTAGAAGACGGTACTTGGCATATCAACAAGATATTAGGACGATATGAGCCTGCTTACAAAAAGAAAAAATCATACAACTAATGCAACTCTCTAAAAACTTTAGCTTAGTTGAGCTAACTAAGTCACAGACAGCGGAAAGGAAGGGCATTCCAAACGACCCTAGTCCTGACCACCAGGAGAACCTAAGATTGCTCTGTGAGCGCGTCCTACAGCCTGTTAGAGACCATTTTAATCACGTAGTAAGTGTATCCAGCGGATATCGCTCTCCGGCGCTCTGTCAGGCCATCGGATCTTCCATGGATTCGCAACATGCAAAAGGCATGGCAGCCGACTTCGAAATCTATGGCACACCTAACAATGAAATTTTTAACTGGATCAAGGGCAACCTTTTATATGATCAAATGATCCTTGAGTTCTGGAACGAAGACGAACCGAACTCGGGCTGGTTGCACGTCAGTTATAATCCAGAGTCATCAGAAAATATAAAAGAAAATTTAAGAGCCTATAAAGACGAAGATAACAGAACACGATACAAACCAGTCATAGGAGATGCATAATGAAATTTATATGGGAAAAATTTAAAGCATATAAAGAATGGATGCTAGTCACGATACCAAACAGGTATATGGGACTGGTTTTATTCTTAATGTTACTTGTAATTTATTTAAAATAGTCTATATTAAAGATGGGTGCTTTAAAGGCCCATTTTATTAACTGTCTAACAAGGAGGTTAAAATGACATTCGATAAATTACCATCAATCTTTAAACAACTTAGACCTGTCTCAATCGGGTTCGATAATCTTTTCGATCACTTCGAAAACTTTTTCGATGAGTACGACAATGTTCGGTCTTCGCTGACAGCTAACTTTCCTTTTTATAATATTGTAAAGAAGGAAAATAATAAGTTCGATATTGAAGTAGCTCTTGCAGGCTATGACAAGAAGGACATTGCTGTAGAATATGCAGATAGTATACTAACTATAAAATCTGTTAAGGAAACTAAATCCGATAAAGAAAAAGACGGAGTGATTCATCAAGGAATTGCTAAGAGATCTTTTACAAAAGCGTTCACTGTTTCTGATGACGTAGAAATCAAAGGTGCTGAGTTAAAAAACGGATTATTAAAAATATCTTTAGAAAAGATTATTCCTGAAGGCAAAAAGCCAAAAACTATTGCAATAAAATAAAGGATTGTAAAATTCTACTGCGCCTCGCGCATATATCCTATATTTTGAGGGATTAAATCCAATCTTTTAATTCTTCACCCATCACTTGGGTAGCAATATTAATTTTCTTGCGGAGGGCTTTGACGATTCTTTCGTCAACCGTGTCTTCCGCGAGAATATCTATATAGGTCATTGGAAATTTTTGACCAATACGATCAATTCTTGCTTCAGACTGAGTTCTCTTTTCTAGATCATATCCGTTAGAATAATAAATCATGGTTGAAGCTGCGGTGAGTGTAATTCCGTATCCTCCCGTTTGTGGTGTTCCCACTAAAAATCTTGTTTCATCTTTAGTTTGGAATCGTTCTAAATTAGTCTGACGTATTTCATTTGGAGTTAAACCATAATAAGTGACCACAGACTTTTCCCCATATTTTTCTTTAATCGCTTTTACAATCGTTTGAACATCAAATTGATAATGAGCCCAGATCACTGCTTTTCCTTCAAGTTCATCTAACACTTCCAACAACTGAGATAATCTATTATTTTTTATAGGTTGAATTGAATCATCATCTGCTTTAAAATGTCCGCACGTTATTTGATGCAAACGCATTAATTGTGTTAATGCGGATGCTGTAGTTATAACTTTTCCATTCATTTCTGCTAATGCCAGTTGTTTCATTTGTCTATAAATTTTCTGTTGTTCAGGGGTTAACGTGATGATTCTTTTCATGTATGTTTTAGCTGGAAGATCTAGGCACTCGTCTTTGAGAACGCGATAGGAGAAGGGCTTAAGTTTTTCCGACAGTTCTGCAAGGTTTTTATAACCTACAACGAGCTGCACAGATCTTCCGTTAAAATGAGCAGTACGCAGCGTGGCGTATCGAGATCGAAACGTATAATAAGAAGAATGATGCAAGAGATAAGGATCAAGGAACTCACATTGTTTATAAAGATCTAAAGGGGATTTTGTCACAGGGGATCCAGTTAAAATTCGACGATATTTGGCATGAGTCGCCAAGTTAATAATATTTTTGGTTCGTTTAGCTTCAGGATTTTTAATCGTAGTACTTTCATCCACCACCATAAACGTTTCATGACAACTGAGAAACTTTCGAGCAAATTCCACACCTTTAGTCGTGCTAAAAGCCTCGACATTCATAATAAGAATATGAAGATTTACACCGGTTTCAAACAAAGTGTCCAGTCTTTTCTTTTGTTTTTGATTAATAGCCGCTTGCCATAAAACCATCTTGTAGTGAATATGATGAGGCAGATGAGCAGGGAATTCTTGAGAATACCAAGTTTTATATACGCCTTTCGGAGCTACAATTAAGGCTCCATTTACTTTTCCTTGATCATAAAGCATGGCTAAATTATCAATAGCTACTTTGGTTTTACCCGTACCCATTTCCATAAATAGAGCATAAACTTTTTTCTGCCATGATTTTTCCAAAGCAGTGACCTGATGCCCATAGGGCTCTGTCTTAAATTTATAATGCATAGTCTTCTTTCTTGACAATAGAAGTATATTATCTTATATGGTATGTCAATAGAAAGCTATGGCGAATTTAGATTATAAAGAACTGAAACAAGACTCAGGAAAAATAGTCTACGTTATTCAGGAAATTCCTGGCACTAAAGAAGGGCGCCCTAAAATTAATATTATGGGAGCTCAAAAATTTGGGCAAATAAAAGTCTTATTAAGAGAAGACTCTCAAATGATTTTTAGTCCTGGTCCAATTATTTTTGAATTAAGAAGATTGTTAAAGGACTATCGTCCTACAGACTATCTTCTACTAACAGGCGATCCAGCAATCATTGGAGTTGCGTGTTCTGTAGTTTCTGATATAACTCATGGCAAATACAATTTATTAAAATGGGACCGACAAGAAAGAATGTATTATCCCATTTCAATTAACTTATACGAGAAAGGAAAAGTAGATGAATAAATTGAACGAACTGATGGAAGAAGATCAATCTTTAGCCATCAATGAAATAGATAATATTAAAAATCTTTCTGATGAAGTACTTAAACTTCAGCAGTTAGAAAAAAATATTAAAGCAAAAGAACAAGATCTAAAAAGTTTGAAAGAAACAGCTGAAAAAGTTTCAGGTGAAGTCATTCCAACTATTATGAATGAAATGTCTTTATCTTCTTTAAAACTCGCAGATGGTTCTTCTGTGGAAGTTAAAAAAATTTATGGTGCTTCTATACCAGTAGCAAAACGAGAAGCAGCATTTAACTGGCTTCGAAACAACGACCTAGGCGACATCATTAAAAATGAAGTCACCGTTTCTTTTGGTCGTAACGAAGATAACAAGGCGGCAGAATATGCAAGCCTTGCACAAAGTCAAGGTTATGAACCTGCACAAAAACTAAAAGTAGAACCGATGACTTTAAAAGCATTATTCAGAGAGCGAACTGAAGCAGGACAAGAGATGCCCTCTGATTTGTTTAACACGTTTGTAGGAAACCAAACAAAAATAAGGAGTAAATAAACATGCCTCAAGAACAAAGAGACATAACAATCAAGAAACAAGCACAAGTACCATCCACTTCATTATTTGAAGCGGATGCGAAGTTAGGTTTAGAGAATATGGACCAAGATGATTTGGCTCTACCCTTTCTAAAACTACTTCAAAACAGTTCTGACGAAACGAAGAAAAAACATTCTGCGTATGTCGACGGAGCTGAACCAGGAATGTTCTATAATACAGTTACTAAAAAACTGTACGATGGAGCAAAAGGCATCGAAGTCATTCCATGCTTTTATAAACTCACATTTCCTGAGTGGGCACCATTTGAAAGAAGAGAAGGACGTCCGGCATCACCGGATAGAGGTCCTGAAATTCTTTCTCAAACAAAGAAGGATGCATCAGGTAAAGATGTCCTTCAAAATGGTAACATCATTATTAAAACAGCAAATCATTTTGTCATTATTCAAACGGATAGTGGATCTGATAAAGCCTTAATAGCGATGAAGTCTACTCAACTTAAAGTGAGTCGAGGCTGGAACTCGATGATGAAAAGTATCAGTGAAAAAGGTAAAAATGGTACTTTCAATCCGCCATCATTTAGTCACATCTATCAGCTACGGTCTGTAGAAATATCAGGAAATTTTACTTGGTATGGCTACGCTGTAAAACTTTTAAGAAAAGTAGATAATGTAGATCTTTATCAGCACGCTAAAGCTTTTCACACTTCAATAAAAAGTGGACAAGGCAAAGCAGCAGAGAAAGACGACGTAAATTTCTAAGTTTCACCTAGGGTGAATCTGGGGGCGGTAGCGGGAGACTTAAGCCGCCCCTCTTAAAGGGATGTATGATAGATGAATTTATAAAATTATTTTCTGGACTCAAAGAAAATTTTGGTCAAATTAAGTTACAAGCCAAAGTAGAATTTGATAAAGAAAGAAATAAGATTAAACCAGAGTATATTTGGTCTAAACAGGCTGTCCTTCCTCAACACTATCAACAACATATCGACGGAAAAATCTCAATAGGCATACAACCTTGTACTAAAGAGGGCAAAGCATCGTTTGGCTGTATTGATGTAGATCCTGAAAATTATAAAGATTTTAATATAGTTCTTCTTCTCTCCTATATAGAGAAATATAAACTTCCCCTCGTCCCATGCCGATCAAAAAGTGGAGGATTACATATTTATATATTTTTAACAGAAAAAATCAGTGCACAAACCATGCGAGACGCCTTAGCATCTATCCTTCTACCTCTCGAATTAAAAAGAACTACCGAAATTTATCCTAAACAAATTGAGTTAGAACCCGATGAACATGGAAATATGTCAGGAAATTTTATCAATCTTCCTTATTTTAATCATACCAACACTAAACGTTATGCACTAGATAAAAATAACAGTGCTTTATCTCTAGAACAATTTATTAAAATAGCTGTAGCTTCCCGCATATCTCCAGACGAACTAGATCAACTCATCACGCGCGTCGATACAGAAATATTAATGGGAGGAGACCCCGAATTTGAAGATGGTCCCCCTTGCCTACAAAGACTTTCTAAAACTAAAATTGGAGATGGCAGAGATCGGTTCATGTTTAATTACATGGTTTTTGCGAAGAAAAAATATAAAGAAAACTGGCCAGATAAAGTTAACGAAGCTAATAAATATTTTGCAGTTCCTTGGCCTCTTAAAAAAATTAATGACAAAATAAAATACTGGACTAAAGAAACAGCCAATCATACTTGTAATGATGAAGTCATTTCCAAAGTATGTATGAAACATATTTGTGTTAAAAGAGCTTTTGGAATTAAATCAGATACCACTTCCGCTTTCCCTCTTTTCTCTGGGCTTCAGGTGATCATGAGCACGACTCCTAAACTTCGTTTTACAGTAGAAAAACCAGACGGCAAACCGGTGCAATGCGAAGCCTCTAATCCTGAGATCTTTACAACTCAAAAGAAACTTCTAGATCTAGTTTGGTTACAAGCAGGTTTTTATCCTGATCCTCTATCTCCTAAACAATATCGAGCCTTTTTAAATCTAGTCATGAAAACTGTGACACGGGTCTATCCTGCTACTGGAACCGATATTAAAGATCAACTTTATCAACATCTTTACACCTATTGTATTAATTCCGCTCAAGCTAAACAACGAACAGACATTAGAGGAGGACTGTGTTGGACCGAAGCAGGATATCATCATTTTCTTTTTTCTTCTTTTTTCGAAACGCTTCCCCTTAAATGGAAATTAGATTCTCGAGATACTGGCATTATTATGAAAGAAGAACTCGGAGTCGAAGATGATGTTTCCTATAATATAGACAACAAAACACAAAAAGTTTGGCGTCTTAAACAAATGAAAGTAGATCAAATTGAATTTAAAAAGCCACAAAGAAAGGAATCTAATTACTAATGAATTATAAAGTTATTGGTCCTCCCGGAACGGGAAAAACAAAAACGTTATTAGAAAAAGTAATTGAGTATAAAAATGCAGGGACTCCTCTAGAACGTATTGGTTATTTTGCTTTTACAAGAAAAGCTGCATACGAAGCAAGAGACAGGTTTCTAGAAGCTTTTCCTGAGCTAGAGAAAAAAGATATTAAATATTTTCAAACCCTACACTCCTTAGCTTTTAATTATCTAGGATTAAAAGAAGAAAATGTCATGCAGGAAGAACACTATAAAGCCATAGGAGAGGAATGTGGATTAAGAATTAAATACGCGACCTATGAAAAAAATGAACACAATGGAATCTTTACTTCTAACAGCGAATACTTAACCCTTATTAATTTAGCCGGAGTTAAACGAATTAATGTTTTAGATCAACTAGACCGCAATGAACATCTTGGAAAAATCGAAAGAGATAAACTTCAAATTGTTGAGAAACATATTGAAGATTATAAACAATCATATGGGTTGATTGACTACAATGATATGATTAAAAAATTTACGGCCCAACAACAATCCCCTGCGTTTGAAGTTATTTTTGTTGATGAAGCACAGGATCTTTCCCTTCTTCAATGGGATATGCTGAAACTTCTACAACAAAATAGTAAAGATGTTTATATAGCAGGAGATGATGACCAGGCTATTTTTGGATGGGCAGGTGCTGATGTTCAATCCTTCATTAATTTTGATGCCGTAGAAATTCCTCTTCAACAATCTAAAAGAGTACCCCAAATAATTCAACAAAGAGCTTTAGATCGATTAGATAATATCAAAGTAAGAATACACAAAACTTATCATCCAACTGCAGAAAAAGGAACCATTCAATCTTTCTTTTCTATTGATGCTATCAATATGCTGAAAGGAGATTGGTATATTCTAGCTCGAACCAATGATCTTCTCACTCCTATTATTAGAGATCTAAAAAAACGAGGACTGTATTTTGAAACTAAACAAGGGCGTAGTATTAGTGAATCTCTTTATAAAGATATTCTTAATTGGGAACAATGGAAAAAAGGAAGTAAGCTTACTACAATAGAAGTTCAAAGACTCTTAGAACGTTTTGATAAAAAATTTAAAGAAACTGAAGATAAATTATTTGAGCTCTCTGATTTAAAGACCAAATATAAATTAAATTCACAATTACCGTGGTACGACGCTTTTACAGCTGTGGCACCACATACCAAAACCTATATTCGAGCTATGAGAAGTAATGGCGAAGACCTTCGTCTTAAACCAAGAATTAAAATTCTTACTCTTCATGGCTCGAAAGGAGGAGAAGCTACTAACGTAGTGATTCTTCAAGATCAAACCCGCAACACTATAAAAGGAGCAACGAAAACTGCTATGAAAAGAGATGAAGAACAAAGAGTCTGGTACGTCGGTCTTACCCGATGTAGCAAAAATTTATTTTTAATAAGATGTAGAGATCGAAGTAAGGAGTTTAAAATATGAAAGTATATAAAAAACAAATCGGTGGATCCCACTACAAGGATATGAAAATCCAACCCGCTCAGTTTATAAATGAAAATAATTTGCCTTTTGCCGAAGGGAATGCTATTAAGTATATCTGTCGACACAAGCATAAAGGAGAAGTTCAAGATCTAGAAAAAGCAAAACACTATATTGATATGATTATTGAAAGAGATTACGGTGATCACACACAACCTTTACCTCATGGTTTTACTTTAACGCCATCTAAAGATCCTGACATGACTCCGATGACCGAAGAGGAAGAATATCGTAATGCAGGAATAACCAAAGAGGAGGCACAAAAGAAATGATGCAGTTCCCCTTATTCCAAGCTCAAACAGAATGGGTCAAACCAGAAAAATTTCCTGACTTAACCAACCGTCAAGAAGTTGCTATTGATTTAGAAACTTCAGATCCAGATTTAAAAACAAGAGGCTCAGGATCCGTTATTGGAAATGGCAAAGTTGTTGGTGTCGCTGTCGCCACAGAAGGCTATCAAGGTTACTTTCCTTTTGATCATGAAGGAGGAGGCAACCTTCAAAAAAAGAAGGTAATTCAATGGCTTAGTGATCTTTGTAAATCTTCTTCTCTTAAAATTTTTCACAACGCCATGTATGATGTGTGTTGGATCCGTGCCATGGGAATAGAAATTAAAGGAGACATCGTCGACACCATGACCGCTGCCTCTTTAATTAATGAAAATAGAATGCGTTATGATTTAAATAGTTTAGGTCGAGAGTATATTGGCTATGGAAAAAATGAAGCCGCTTTAATTAATGGGGCCAAAGAATGGGGAGTCGATCCCAAAGCTGAGATGTGGAAATTACCAGCGATGTATGTGGGAGAGTATGCCGAACGAGACGCTGAAGTCACCTATCAGTTATGGAAAAAATTGAAACAAGAATTAAGCAACCAGGATCTAGAATCTATTTTTGAACTTGAATCAGATTTATTTCCCTGCTTAGTTGATATGAAATTTAAGGGCGTCCGAGTAGACGTTGAAAAAGCTCATATATTGAAAAAAAAATTACTTGCAGAAGAAAAAGGATTGCTGCAAGAAATAAAAAAAGAAACACAAATAGATGCTCAAATATGGGCTGCACGATCGATTGCCAAAGTTTTTGAAAAATTAAATTTACCTTTTGATAGAACTGAAAAAACACAAGCACCTTCCTTTACTAAAAATTTTCTTTCTTCTCATAATCATCCTTTAGTTAAGAAGATAGCAAAAGCCAGAGAGATAAACAAGGCACACACAACTTTTATAGATACAATTATTAAACATGAACACAAAGGTAGAATTCACGCAGATATTAATCAAATCAGATC